GGCAATTTGTGTATCCGCGATCTGCTTCATTGTCCACGACGACGTGGAGCTTGGGCTGGTAGCCACTGATAGAATCGAGTGCAACCTGGACTTAATTAGTAACAGTCACTAGGTGATTGTCACAAATAACCTGTTTTGCGTAAGGCTCGAGCATAGGTGGCTTGAAGTGTTTGTCGGGCTTGCTTGTCTTGCAATGTCTCCAGCAAAACTAGACCGATTTGTCGTAGTGGGACTGGCGTTCTGTTGTTAGTCCTGTTGGGCCTGCATAAATAGTGTTGTTGTCGACAGCCTGCAGGTATGAATAGACCGTCAGTTCCATTGAGTGGTTTACGTCGGGCTCCACTTGATAGTTGAGTGGGCTGATGTAGCGAAAACTGTGCATATGAGGACTCGCTGCTGTCATGAGCTCCTCATTGTTGAAATATTATCCGTCTGTGCGGCGTGCCAGTTAGACTTCGCGGATTGCTTCAATCAGTGTGGAAAGTCCCTCCAATTTAAGGCTGTAGAGTAGAGCTGCCATATAAACTTCGGGGCGAAATAGGTATGCCATGTTCCTGCTGGTCGTGTGCTGCTTTGTCTTGAGGACTTTCGATAAGTCTCTGAACATCATCCATGTCTCGAAAGTACCGTCCAACGATATGGACACCTTTGAGCAGAACTCGGTCTCGTAGAATAAGCCGATCTTGACTTCTTTGACTATCTGTCCAAGTCCAACCACGCGGTATTTACTGTTCTATGCGGTGTTATCCATGATTGTGTCGTGGAGCGTCTAAGCCAGTTCTGGTTCACACCAGAGAACTACGTCGTCGCCTGAAGCGATAGCTGCAACGGATTTGGAGTTCCAGGGCTACTTGATGCCTGCTTTCAGACAATAGTAGAATGTATATGCGATTGATCGCAACGTGTTGCCGAGTGTGGTGCGGGTGGATAGACCACTAAAAGTTGTGCCCTTGATCACTATCCGCGCTATGTATTGCCAGGGTGCCTCGCCTCTGTCGCCGGTCTCTCTGCGGTATTCAGCTAATTCGCTTTCTGTCCATTCGTCGTCGTCGATGCCTGGTAAGGTCACGTACATGATGTTTGTCGTCGAGAGAAGAGATTCTTTCATTGCTTTTGCAATCTCTCGAGGATCACGACAGTTTGTTATGTCACGACACTGGTAGTCAACCCATTCGTCAACAATATCTTCTATTCTGCGGAAGAACCCGTTTTCAACTATATCTTGTAAGATAGCGAATTGGCTGGAGTCAAATGCCGATCCGTCCATGCTGAGTGCCTTGTAGTGTGGTTGAATCCTCTCTTTCACTGAGTCCACTATGTCTTTTGAGGTCATTGAGTGAATGAATTCGGGTACTGTCTCTTTCAGGGCTGCGAATATCGAGGATTAAAACGCCTGCATGGGACCTATGCCAGAGATTGTCGGTGGGCATATGCATCGAGGTCTATCTGAGGTGGTATTG